GATATAGGCGTTGGCGCTGGCGTGAGGAGCCGTCTCAGGGAGATGGATATACCTGTTCTTGGAATTAACACTGGTCGGGTTGCCGAACATTCAGATAAGTACCAAAGACTCAGAGATGAGATATGGATGCACGCTGGCGAGTTATTTAAGGACGATTACGTTAGTATTCCCAAAGACGACGATCTTGTAGAGGAATTGGGTGTAATGAGTTACGGCATGAACTCTAAGGGTCAGTGCATGGTCGCAAGGAAGAAAGACATTAAGAAGATTATCGGCAGAAGCACAGATCATGCAGATGCTTTAATCATGGGATTATGGGGAATTAAGAAGACTAAGAAGCAGTTAAGGATTATTACTAAGATTGATAGCGAAAATACTGACTATGACGTGATGGGATTTGGTTTATGAAGGAAGAGCCAAGCATAGACCTAAAAACTCTTGCTGACAGGTTCATAGAACACGACGACTATACGAAAGACGTAATATTAGAGGAACTTCAATATAGGCAGAAACTACCAGACTTCCTTGTATTAACTTGCGGCGATGCGTTTTTGATTGGATATAGAGATAGAAACTCGCTATGGATATCACAGGTAAGAAGTAGTGAAGGTTTATCGGTCAGTAGGCAAACAATGGATTATGTTAAGAAATGGGCTATAAAGAGAGGTTTTACAAGTATTACCGGAGAGACAACTCGCAAACAAACGAGAGCAATGTCAAAATTTGGCTTCAAAGAGTACAGCGTAATTATGAGGATTAAGCTATGTTAGAGAAAATTGAGTATGGTGGTTGTATATTCCAGATAGACAGAGAGAGGCCGAATTGGAGGTTCAAGGGTGGCTCTCCAAAGATGGCACCGAAACCAGACCCAGCACCCACGCCTGAGAGTATAGATACTGCTGCCGTAGCGGCAGGTGAGTCTGAGGCTCGGTTAAGGAAAAAGAAGATGGGACGCAGTGGGTTAATTCTGACTTCCGGCGGTTTGGGCGTTGACACAAAGACTACCGATAGCAAAAAATCTTTATTGGGTTAAAAAAATGGCAAACAATTTAGGGCAAGAGATTCTACAGCGTCAGTCTAAGATGCAGGACATACGCAATGATTATGAGCCGCTTTGGTCTGACGTTACAAAACTTGGTAATCCTCGTAGGGAAGATATACGTGACGAAGACAAGAATAATATCAAAGGTCAACGTAAGGGTAAGAATGTCTACGATGGCACAGCTTTAGGCGCATTGAATACATGGGCTGACGGTATGCAGGGATTCTTAGTTTCTGGCACTTGGTTTAGGGCTGAGATGGACAATCCTCAACTTAATTCAGTTGACTCGGTTAGGCATTGGCTTCAAGAGTACGATTCAAAGATGTACTCTGCATTCGATAGGAGTAATTTCTACGCCGTTCTCGCTGAATGGTTTAGGGACGCTGGAAGTATCGGAACTGCTACGCTGTTCACAGAAGAAGAAGTTGGTACAGGTAGAATAATTCATACCGTAATCCATCCAAGAGAGATTTGGATTGCAGAGAATCAGTTTGGTGAGGTAGATACCGTTCATAGGAAGTTTACATTAACGGCTCGTAAGGCTTTCCAGAAGTTTGGTGATAGTGTATCCCAGACAATAAAAGAAAACCTAAAAACCGACCCCAATAAAGAACACGAATTTATTCATGCAGTATTCCCCAACGAAGATAGGGTTATCGGTAAGAGGACTTCTAAGAACAAACCGTTCAGAAGTGTCTATATCGAATCAAAGGGAAGTGATAAGGGTGAATCTCCCAACGTAGCAAGCGATAAGGGATTTGCGTTGAATCCTTACGCTGTATGGCGATTCCGCAAAGCATCTGACGAGATATACGGTTATTCACCTATGGCTGACGCTATAGTTGAGATATTCTCACTCAATCAGTTTGGCAAGACGAGAATCATGGCTGCCCAAAAATCTGTTTCGCCATCTATGAATATCCCGATAGAGATGAGGGGTAGAGTTCGTAACGGGCCTGATGGTATGAACTACTACGACGACCCAAAGCGAGTAATCTCTCCTGTTCCATCTGGAATGAATTATCCAATTTCGATAGAAGAAACTAAACGAATACAGGAATCTGTTAATGACAAATTTAGGGTAGAGTTCTTTAGAGCGTTTATTGGTAGACAGGGCGAGGCTACTGCTACCGAAATAATGGCGATTAAGGGCGAGCAAGCTGGTCTAATGGCGGCACAAGTTGACCGTCTTTACATTGAGGGCTTGAGGAAAGTATTCGATATAGTATCAGATATTGAAGATAGGCGTGGCGCATTCTCTGAGGAAGCTGGTATGCCACCTGCACCAGATGAGATAGTAGAAACTGGCGGTATTATTAACTTCGTTCTAACTGGCCCACTAAGGCAGTCGCAGAGAAGAATAACAGAACTTGCACCTATCAATGAAACAATACAGGCATTAGCACCGTTAGCAGAAATATTAGGGCAAAATGTGTTAGATGTAATTAACGCCGATGCTATCGCCGAGGGTGTTGCCGAAGCTGGTATGTTGAATCAGAAATATATCAATCCAGTAGATAAGAGGAAAGAAATGAGAGATGCTCGTGCGCAAGCTGCCGCACAACAGCAACAGCAAGAGATGGCATTAGAAGCAGCGAAAGTTTCTGGTTCTCTCAGTAAAGCACCAGAATCTGGGTCGCCATTAGAGTCGATTGGAGAACAACTTGGGTAAAGACACAACTACGTCAGATTTCAGACAGACATTCAGTTCTGGTTATGGCAAGCGAACTCTCGCCAATATGATGACAGAAGCTAAGATGTTCAATTATGTTGATACGCCAGAAGAAGTTGCAGTACAGAACTTTGTCAAGGATATATTATGGAAAGCTGAATGCTATCCATTCTTCGATAAGACCAAGAAAAATAATGGCGTAAACGAATTAGTCGATTTAATGTTTCAATTAAAAAGGTAACACAATGGCAAAGAAAAAAGTAAAAGAAGTGCTTAGTGGCGTTAAGTTTAAGTCCAAGCCAAAGAATATAACGGTTAGTGAAAAAGATTTTGAAGATTTTGAAGAGTTAGAAAAGTTAAACAAGATGAGTACAGAGGAATTAGTAAGTAACTTTAAGAGCAAACAAGTTACTATAGGAAACCTCAACCAAGCAATATACAAACTAAACAAACGAATAGACCGTATAGTAGATAATTTAAGTAGGGCAAGAGCAATCAAAAAAGATATGTAATTAAATAAGGAGTAGCACATGAGTGAAGGACTGTTAGGTACAGATAATTCTTCGGAAGTAAGCGAAGGAACGCAGACAGAAACGACAGAAACAAGTACAGATTGGCGTGATTCAGTATCAAAAGAAGATCGGTATAGCAAAGACGGCAACGATAAACTTTCAAGGTTTACTGATGCAGGAAGTTTAGCCACAAGTTATCTTGAAATGGAGAAAATGAGTTCTGGCAAGGTTAAAATACCAAGCGAGGAATCAACTCCAGAAGAAGTAAGTGCATTTTATCAGAAACTCGGCAAGCCAGAAACAGCAGAAGGATATGAACTTCCAGAGCTTGCAGAAGGTCAGGAATACGACGAACAGCTTATGGGTGCAGTTAAAGCCTACGCATTTGAGAAGAATATGTCAGGCGAACAGCTCAATGGAATGGTAGAAACCTATCTCAGCGAGGCAAGACTTGCCCAAGATAGACAGGCTACCGTAACAGAGGACGCTCTAAAGAAAGATTGGGGCGGTGAATACGATAAGAATATTGAGGTCAGTAGACGAGCATTAAGAGAGCTTGCACCACCTGAAATCATAGAGCCGTTAATAAAAGAAATATCAAACGCAAATATGGACAATAGCGAGAATTTTGTAAGGCTCTTGCATTCCATAGGCTCAAAGATGCTTGACGATACTTTAGTTCGTGGCGGTCGGGTTAAGGGCGAGTCGGACTATACGCCTAAATATCCCAATTCTCCTGGTATGTACGAACATGGAGAAGATGAGGATTCTATCAAAGGCAGAGAATGGCATACGTCAAGAGGACATATATATTAAACCGAGTATCATCCGCAAGGGTAAATGATATTCACTAAAACTTCGGACAACCGCAAGGCCGAATGTAGTCGTGTAAGACACGAAGCTGACTCAGCTTAAAAGAGCAGAAGTAGCCTAATATTAGGACAACTCCTTCACCAATGTATTACTAATTTTATTTTAAGGAGTCTACTTATGGCTGAAAAAGAATTAAACAGTAGAGAAAATCTACTTCTCGTCACTAAGATGACGAACAACAACGAGACGATAGATGTCGCAGAAGTGTTGAATGAGACAAATGAGGTTATTGAAGATGCAACAGTTCAGACCGCAACTGATATGACATCACACGTTTTCGGACGAAGAACGGCATTACCAACAGTTAGTTGGGTAAAAGTCGGTAACGGTTGGAATGCAACCACTGGCTTACTCAATCAGGTTCGTGAGGAAATTGGACAGCTTAAAGCCCGTTTTTCTGCACCTGCTGATATTATGGACTTGCAGGCTAATCCTGGCAAGTACCGTATGCAACAGGAACGTGCCTATATCGAGTCTATGGGTCAGGAAGTTTCTAACACATTGTTTGGTAATGTTTCTGCTGGTGCGTTAAGCCCAACAGTTAATCCTCCAGAGGAATTTGCTGGTTTCCAATATCGTTATGACTCACTTGGTACTACTGATACTAATTATGTTATCAATAACGGTAACACGACTGGTTCTGACAATACCTCGATATGGTTCTGTCAGTGGGGGCCTGGTCGTGTCTATCTTATTACACCAAGAAATGCTCCTGGTGGACTAAAAAAGATGGACAAAGGCTTACAACTTGTATCTGGTGACAATTCAGTTGCCTCTACATCAGCTACACAGAACAACCCAACCAATCAGCTCTGGGCTTATATTACAGAGTTTGAATGGCGTGTTGGTCTTGCAGTTGAAGATACAAGAAGCGTAAAACGTCTTGCTAATATCGATAGTGTATCTGGTTCAACTTACACGTTGAATGAAGATAAGATTATCCAAATCAAGAATAACTTCAAGAGTAAAGATATGATTTCGATGTACATGAACGAAACCATTTTTACTCAACTTGAGATTCTTGCCAAAGATAAGGTAAATGTGTTCTGGAGCGAGAACAACCCGTTTGGTCGTCCTCAGTTATTCTTCCAGACAATGCCTGTAAGACGTAGTGATGCAATAACCGATGTTGAAGGAATACTTTCTTAAGGAGAAAGATTATGGCTTTATATGATGCAATGTTTGAATTTAGTGATGGTCAGTCTCTAACCGCTACAGCAGCGGCTACTAATGTTATTGACCTACAGGACTCAGACCTCGAATTAGGTGCTGGCGAACCAATGTACCTTAATGTAAGAGTAGGTGCAACTGCACTTACGAGTTCTGTTGAAGATAGCACATTGGTTGTTGCCCTTGTAGGCGATACTGATGCTACTATTGACGGCAGTTCTATTGTAGTAATCCAGACACCAGCCGTTGCGGAAGCGACTTTGGTTGCTGGGGCGTGGATTCTCAGAACCGCATTGCCAACTGATTTTGATGCAAATCAATACATTGGCATTTACTACACTGTAGCAGGAAGCGGCGACTTCACTGCTGGCACAATCAATGCTTGGGTAGATAATGGGCCTCAGTCGAGTTACGACACACAGGTAGCAGAATCTAATATCTAACCTAATGGGTGGGCGTAAAAACCCACCCATATCTTAAGGAGTAACACAATGAAGAAAATTTTACTATCGTTGTTCTGTGTTATCTTTGTTGCAACGGCTTTTGGGTTATCATACGACGCAAGCAACCCTAAGACGTTTAACAATGGATACCAATGGACAGGAAATTCGTCGAGAGATCACGCTACTCAGTGGGCTATCGACATGCAAGCACTAACAGAAGCTGGATTTATGTTAGGAACTGGAGAAATATATCATGTTGACAGTTCTGCTACAGGTGATGCAGATGGAACTACATGGGCTAATGCAGTCGTTACATTAGACGCAGGTGTTAATTTATGTACTGCAAGCCGAGGAGACTTTATCCTTGTGGCACAGGGACACGCTGAAACATTCACGGCTCAAGACTTAGACGTTGACGTGGTGGGAGTTACAGTTATAGGAATTGGTAATGGCTCTTTGAAGCCAACGATTACCTATAATCACGCAGATGCAGAAACTGCTATTGGTGCAAGTAATGTAACTATTGTCGGGATTAGGTTCTTGTCGAGCATAACAGATGTATTGATGGGAATAGAAGTAGAAGATGGCGTTGATTACTTTTCAATAGTAGATTGCGACTTTGTGGTTGATGCTGGTGGAACCGATGAGTTTCTTGAGGCTATCAACTTCGTAAACGATAATACTGGTTGCAAGGTAGACAGTTGCTACTTTAATTCCAAAGCTGGTGTTGCTGATGCGGCTGTTATGCTTGATGCCGATACAGACCAACTAACAATATCAAACTGTGATATACGAGGCGACTATGCGGTTGCTTGTATAAACGGCGACACTACCGCATCTACTGACCTGTATCTATTGAATAACATGATTGTTAATGGAGCTATGCTTGGCGACGGTGGGTTAAATGCACAGCCAGCAATAGAGCTATTAGACGATACCGCTGGTGTATGCAATGGAAACTCATTTGCTGCTGACGTAGATACTGGCCTTTTAATTCGTGTTGCTGATGATATGTGTTTTATCCAGAACTGGATTGCTGATAGCGACGGCGATGATAAGGCTGGAGCAATGGAAAGTACATCTGCGACTATTACTGTATTTGTTGATGGTGGTTAAGATTTATTTGGCTTAGGGGGTTTCGGCTCCCAAGCCTTTTTTCTTTGGAGATAAAATGAGTTCTAAAACCAACATCGCAAATTTAGCTATGACAAGATTAGGTGAAGCTGTATTCACTGACGTAGACACAGACGGCACAAATCCAGCTGACGTGGTAAATGCCGTATGGGACGTTATACTTGAGCAGTCTTTATATCAAGGCCCAGAAGATGGCTGGCGGTTCGCTCGTAAGACGTATCATGGTATATCAAGGGAATCGTTTACTGTATCGTCTATTGTCCAAAACGGCACAGATATAACAATAACGCCAAGTGCCGCACATACTTTTGTGGAAGGTGACGAAGTAGAACTTTCTGGCGATACTGGCTATGATGGAACATACGATATAACTACCGTTACTGGTACTACGACATTTGACGTAACAGCTACTTTTGTAGCAACTGGAACCGGAACTGCCAAGTGGACATCTGAGGAATACGAATACAGATACGCAAGGCCAACTTGCACAAGGGTAGTAAATGTTCAGGTTGGCGGTATAGAGTTGACGGATTGGCAACGAGATGGTTCGTTCATAGTAACAAACGGCGAAGATACTGACGTGGATATGCGATACGTTCAAGCGGCATCAGCAGTTACGGTCACCAATTTCCCAATGCACTTCGTAGAAGTTTTGTGGCGTAGATTGGCTTCTCATCTTGCTTATAGTTTAGTCCAGAACGCAACAATACAACAGCAGTTAATAACAGAGATGGAGCAAGTCTATATTCCAAGAGCAATTGGTATGGACAATCGTGAGCAGTATGTAAAAGAATCAAGTGATTCATGGGTTGATGCTGGACGTTCATCTTCAATAATTGAATAATTAAATAAGGAATATATAATGGCTGATAGTAATATGACAATAGGGGCAGTAACTGGCGTAACTGTCGATGGCAAGAGAACAAGACTAAACAAGGTTATATTTACACAGACAGCGGCTGGGGCGGCTGGGAATGCTACAACTACGTTTGCCATTACAGGCAAACTACTCAGGTATATTACAACTGGCGGTGATGCCGCATGGACATTCACTATCAATGACGGCACAGCAGTTGCGTTCACATCGCCAAGTTTAGCAGCAACGGCAACAAGCGGCGCGCTAAACATGCACGCAACGATTCCACATGACGGAATACCACTGGTTGGGCAGACCATGTTAGTTACTATTGCAGATAGTTTAACAACTCCAGTTACGATTACTATTATATGGGAAGAAAGTGCAAAGCTTTGAACTTAACCACACTATCACATAAGCTATTTGTAGCAAGGGCAGAAGCTGACGAAAATGGTGCATCTGGCGCACCTGCTATATTCTTAAACGAAACAGCAGGTAACTTTGCAGGTAAACCATCTGGCTCGGTAGACATACTTGACCCTGCCTTTTTAGACCCTACTACAGAAACCGCTAAATGCGTATCGGTATTTGCCAATAGTAAGGCGAATGGAATAGCATTCTCTTTTACTGGTGGCTCTGAGGCAGGAAAAACATTTACGGCAGACTTCTTTACTTGGGCTAACGAAAATGGGCCAGCCAAACATACTGTTAACATGGCAGGGGAACTTGGAACACAACAAGTTGTTATTTTCCCACATAACAATGTAGCAACTGGAACAAGTGGCGGACTTGATAGATATTGGTCTGATAAGATGACGCTGAATTGGGAAAACCACTTAAAAGAAGTTGAGGTAACAGATACCGTTGGTCGTAATTCTGTTGGTGAAATCTGGTTTGATATGACTGGTCTAAGATATGTTTTTGTTCAAATATCAGATGCAGATGGAACAACCGGCACAGAAGCTGGCGATATTTCATGCTTTTATAGGTACTTCTAAGAATTTTATGAAGAAAATAGGTACTTCTGAATTATGGCTAAATTAAGCAAGGTTACAAGATCGTTTAATTCAGGCGAATTAGACCCAAATATGGTGAGTCGGAGCGACCAAGATAAATATGAGTCTGGTGCAAAGACGATGGAGAACTTCTACACCCTCATATATGGTGGTGCTAAACTCCGTCCAGGCCTTGAGTATATAGCTACGCAAAAAGATAATTCTAAAAAGGGTTTAGTTGTAGAGTTTGAGCATTCAGTTGACGACACATATATACTCATATTTGAAAATCAATGTATAAGATTCTTCAAGTCACAAGATAGGGTTATGAATACATCATTCGTAACAAACGCAATTACCAAGACAAACGCCACAACTCTTACTCTAACGACAACTACTGCACATCAGATGTCTACAGGCGATGTTATAAGGTTTACTATTGGCGTAGGGATGGATGAATTGGCGTATAATAATAACGACGCTACCGAATGGTCAATTACTGTAACTGGCGCAACTACTTTTACTATAACAGTCGCAGACACAACGGCATTTGCAGACTATACATCAGGTGGCACGGTAGCCTCTATATACGAAATAACAACTCCATATCTAACAGCAGACTTACCTCAATTAAAGTTTGAGCAATCAGCAGATGTTCTGTTTATTTCCCATTCTTCCTATGAGGAACGGAAGTTGTCAAGAACTGGTAATACTGCATGGTTTTTAGAGACAAACGGCTTAGTTTCTGGCCCCTTTAGAGACCAGAACGTTGATACAGACAAGACGATAGCAGTTGCAGAGATAGCTGGTGGAGGTATTCAAACAGACGCATCCGTTACACTTACCGCCGCTGGCTTTACACCTTTTGTATCAGGAACAACAGCAGGTCATTTACCAAGTGGCGATACGATACCGATAACTGTTATGGCGACATACATAACAGGTAGTCATGACGCAACGACTATAACGGCAGTAGGGCATGGATTTAGCACAGCGGATATAATACAAATAACAGGAACGGTAAGTTATAACGGACAATGGAATATAACAAAGCTAACTGCTGATACTTTTTATATTAAAACTACTTTTGTTGCTGACGATGCTACTGGTGAAGCGACTTACGCAAACTATCCAGTGCAGACAGGGACTTTATATAGTTTAAAATACTCAGCAAAGACAGTTGACTTAGCTGATACTGAACTTGCATCACAAACGGTAGATGATGTAACTGGAACATTATTTGTTCCAAAAGGAGGAACAGTTGACTATGGTACACAGGGAACATGGGGCGCTACAACTGACCCTGCTACTGTTGTATTAGAGAGAACTTATGACAATGGAACAAGTTACGGAACTGTTTCATCTACAACATCAGCGGCAAATAAGAATGTAGGCGATTCATTCACCGAAGAAGTTGCTGACGCTCTTTACATATGGAGGGTTTCTTCTGCGTCTTCGGCAACTACTGTGGTTGATGTACATCTTGCTTTGCGAGACCCTACAAGATTAGGAATAGTTGAATTAACAGCGGTAGCATCTACAACGAGTGCAACTGCTATAGTAAGAAAGACTCTTGGCGAATCTGGCGAAACGGCCATAACCGCAACACATAGATGGTCAGAGGGTTCATTCTCACAAAGGAGGGGATTCCCGATTGATGTTACAATATCATCTGAGGAAAGGCTTACTTTCGCAGGAAACATATCAGAACCATTAACTATATGGGGTTCGGTTATAGGCGACTTCACAGACTTTACCCAAGGAAATGATGATGATAGCGCAATTCAGTTTACTCTTGTCGGCTCCGGCCAGCAGAACAGAATTATATGGATTGTTGCTAAGGGTACTTTGATACTTGGCACAGTTGGTGGAGAGCATTTACTTGGCGCATCAAAGACCGAAGAAGCCCTTACGCCAACAAACGTAAAGGCTAAGCTTCAGACAACTTATGGCTCAGATGATATTGCTGCTAAGATTGTAAACCAAGCTGTACTATTTGTTCAGCGTGGCGGTAAAAAGGTACGAGAGTTCTTATACAACTTTGAAGCTGATGCACACAAAGCAGATGATCTTACTGTATTCGCTGGTCATATAACAGGCGATGGTATAGTTGATATGGCATTTCAGAGAACACCAGACCCAAGACTATGGTGTGTTAGGTCTGATGGTGAGATGGCAGTTCTTACTTACGAGCGTGACCAGAATATATTTAGTTGGGTAAGATATGTGACTAATGGTTCATTTGAATCTGTTGGCATTATATATGGCGGTGCAAGAAGTGAAGATGAGGTATGGGTAACTGTTAAGAGGATTTTTGCTGGAGTTAATGGTGGCGATGATGTTAGGTATATAGAGAAATTCTCAGACCAAAACTTCGGCGAAGTTGATAATATAATGTTTTTAGACTCAGCGAGAACAGTAGTTTCTGAGTTTAGTCCGAGAACAATAAATCTTGCGTCCGATACGGTTCGGGCAAATAGCGGATTATGTAATAGTTCATTATGTGGCGGGACGACCGCTTAAGGAGTTTATTATGGCACAGTGGCCTGAAAATGGAACGACAGACTGGAATACGAAGATGAAAGCCAATATAGATGTGGGACATGATTCAGATGGGACACATACGAAGGCTCAAATGCTCACGGATATGGAATGGTCACCAACATCTTATGCCGGAGGGGAAAGCGTGACTTATCCTAATGGGCTTATATTTAAAATGGGCATTGCTGTTAGTGTTGGAGGCAATACAGATGCAACAGTTACGTTTGGAGCTGCATTTCCAACCGCGGTTATATCAGTTACTGCTACTACGATTCACACAGCCAGCGTTAGTGGGCAAGCGCAAGTCCATACGGTTGGCACATCTAGCATTAAAGTTCGCAATTGTGATGGCGGCTCTCATAGTATTTATTGGATAGCGATAGGTCATTAAAAAGGAAAAATCATGATTAAATTAGCTTTTATTAAGTTGAATCGGATCAACTCTTGTTAACAATTTTTTAAGGAATCTATAATGTTCAAGCTGGCGTATGGTAATGGCGAAGTTTATGTAACTTTGACCACAACAGAGTTCAAGGGTTTGTCTGACGGAGTATCTTATTCGGACGTTCCAGATGGTACAGAAATTTCTCTGGCTAAAATTAAACAGAAACTTGGTTTGGTTGACTCAAAAAAGGCAGAACTCTTAGAATTAAAAACAGCAGCAAAAAATATAGTTAATAAACTTTCTGCGATAGGAATATAATGCCTGACCTCTTGGTATATAAGCCCAAACACGGTTATTCTGATGACGATTACGTTTATGTGTCTTGGTTAGACGCTAATTATTATATCTCCGACAAGGATATAGACTCTTTCAAGTTGGCAACGACCTCTGGCGGTGCTGTTTTAGTTCAGTTCACAGAAACGATTGCCGAAGGATTTGTACGGGAAGCTGTCGTAGTAAGCACTACTACTATAACAGGACTTGAACATCTTGAGGGAGAGATAGTAAAAGTAACTTCTCGTGGTAAGGTAGTTGGAACAGAAGAGGTATCTGGTGGTTCTATAACGGTTCAGTCTGAAGTAGATACTTATGTGTGTGGTATTGGATATAATGCTACGCTAATTCCTATGGACTTAGATATAGAAGAAACTGGTTTATCAACGACAAAGCGACCAAATAGAGTTATAGTAAATATGAACGAATCAATAGGCGGCAAGATTGGCCCAGACGTGAATCATCTTGAAAACATACCAACTGGCTCGTCCTTATTCACCGGACACAAAGAAATAAGCATACCAGGTGGTTACACAAGAGCTACAGACATAACCATAAAACAGACAATGCCGTTGCCGATGACAGTTTTGTCGCTAACATACGATCTCGGAGCATCAAGAGATTGATAGAGCTGAGACCAACAACACAAGAAGACTTAGACTATGTGCAAAATAATCCTTATGAAGATGCAGTTAAGAAATACCCACATTTTGAAGTTCCAACAGAGAACTGTTTTACTGCAATTTTCAAAGGCAATGTCATAGCCGTTGGTGGCACTGTTGTTGTCGAAAAAGGCATTGCTGAGTTTTGGTTAATGCTTGTATCTGATTTCAAAGACAGTGGATTACACAGCATAGAGTTAATTAGTACAATAAAAGAAAAGTTAGATGAGCTTATTGAACAGAACAATATAATAAGGGCACAAGCTATAATAAGAACTGATTTCTCGAAAGCAATCAAAATGATTGAGTTCTTGGGATTTAAGCGAGAGGTATTACTAATGGAATATACACCGGACAAATGCGATGTTTATATGTATGCAAAAATCAGGAGGCTAAATTGACTGAGAGCGATGACCCAATAACAATAGCCTTAGTAGGAACAAAAGCTGTAGCCGCTACGGGAGCAGCCGCAACACCAGGTTTAATTGGTTTTGGTGGGCAAGTAACGGCAGCGGGAGCAATTGGTGCTGCTGGTATAGGAATAGGAGCTTATAGCGGAATACAACAAGGCAGAGCAGCAGCCGCACAAGGTTCATTCCAACAGAAGATAGCAAACAGAAATGCACAGCAAGCCGAAATTGAAGCGGAAGGCAAGCGTCAATCGGCAGCAGAAGCAGCAATACAGCGAGAACGGCAAGGAAGAGCCTTAAAGGGAAGTCAAGTAGCTAAGTTTGCTAAGTCAGGCGTAAGCATGAGGGGTTCTCCACTATCTGTATTGGTACAAACAGCACAGGATATAGAAGCTGACAGGCTGACTATTCTTCGTGAAGGCGCTATTGGTGCATCTACGGACGAATTCAGAGCTGGCACTATAAGAGCGGAAGGTTCTGCTGCAAAATCAAGAGGACAAGCATCTAAACGAGGTTCTATATTATCAGCCGTTGGAAGCACTGCTACTGGCGCAAGATCACTTTCTCTAAGAAACAAGAAAGCGAGCGTGTAATATCGCTAATATCCCGAGGAGTTCAAGACAAAACTTACAGTCAGGTAGAGTCGCTGGCTCTGGTGTATCTATACCGTCAAGCATAGCCGATACAGGACAGGGCATTGAGGCGAGAGGTCTTGGTGCAATTGGAGCAGGGCTGACTAATTTAGGAGCGTTAGGTCTTGAGCTAAAAGCAAGAGAGAACGCAGCAGACGATTCAATTGCATCTGATACACAAGCAGCAGCAATAAATACTGCAAAAAACGATATAGCTATATTCCAAGAAGAAAACAAAGACCCAAATTCGTGGCAACCATATTCTAAAGAACGATTAGAAAAGCTAAACACTGATTTAGAAACTAATAAGTATCACAGTGCAAAACTGTCTAAGTCCTCAAAGATAAAATTAGACGCAGAAACAGAGAATATATTTACCAAAAGCCAAATCAAGACTATTGATAGAAAGGCTGATATTGCAGTTCAAGCTACTGGTTTTACGTTTATGGAAGAGTTATCCAAAGACCCTGATTCACAAGAGACTATTGATGCTAAGATAGCATACAAAGAAGCTCTTGAAAATAGAGTTGGCGATGAAGACATAGTTAATATTGCGATTGGAGAGGCACAAGCAAAAGGTATTAAAAAGGGATATATCAATAAATCTAAATTAGAACCAGAAGCAACTATTGAGGAAATGAAAGCCAAGAAAAAGGCAATTGGAAGCAAAGGTGTAGATGAGGATGGTCTATCGGCAAAAGATTACGACGACATAACTGCTTCATCTGAAACAGCATTGGCGTTACAAAACAGGCAGAGCAACAGGCAATACAAAGAAGCCGAAATAGACTTACACAAACAATTTGTTGCTGGCACGCTAACTACAGACGAAAATGATAGAGCATTTAACGATGGAGAATCTAACGTAGCAACACACAAAGCCTATGCTACCATAATTAAAAACAAAGCACTGATGGACACTGATTCGATCTTAGCTGATAAATGGCTCAATAAAACTCTTACAAAAGCTGATATTTCAGAAGCTCAAAAAGAAGGAAGACTTAATAATAGTTCTGTTGTTGGTGCTTGGCTGTCAAGATTAAATCAAGGACAGTTTAATGCTGGTGCTTACGATAGGGCATTGACCAAAATAAGGGAAGTTCGGTTTAATAAGGGAAAATATGATACCGTTAGAGAGTATCTACTAAAGAACGCTGAGGATTTGGGTGGAAAGTGGGACGAGTTAAGAAACAAACTTGAAACTTCCATGAACGCCAAAGGTGACTCTGTTGGCCCTCACATTGGTCGGGCACATAAGTATATAGACGATTACGTAGAATTAAATCCCAACATAAACGATGGAACATTAGAAAGCATAAAAAGAGTACAGGAAATACACGATGCTATAGATGAACGCGCAGACCAAGCTCCTGAACAAATTCGTACCTTAACGCAAGCATTATTATTGCCATACGAAGAAGAAGAGGCAAAGGGATGGTTTAGTGGATTATTTGAGAAAGTACCACTTGAGCCTATGCTTATTGGACCTTATGCGGTTGGTAGGATTTCAAAAGCAAGAAACGTGAGAGCGCAGAAACAGAAAATGTTCCAAAGCAGAATGTTGATACAACCAGTGTCTAAGGCTGGCTTTAACAAAGAGATAATCTCACTTAAAGCTTTATTTGGCGACGATAGCAAAGAAGTAAAACAATTTTATGATAGATATATTGACAGCTATGAATGGGAGACTGAATGAAGCCATCTTTAGAATCAATAGGTAATATAAATACTCAGTCAAATGCTGGTCGTCCATCTTTAGAATCTATTACTGCGCCTGTATATGATTACGGCCTTCTTGAAAGAGATGAACGAATACAGCAGTTTATGTCAGACACTAACGATATAGACGACAATACTCGTTCAAGGCTTGTTAATTCTGTTTACATAGCAGATACATATGATGTTCCTTTCGAACAGGCATACCAAAACCATGACGGCGTAGTAAATGAATTATTCGGTAGAGGAACTAATGCCAAATCAGCACTAAAAAGAATCCAAGACAGAAACAAAACAAACGCCGATAGATTTAATGACTATGATGATGGATACTACAACAAAGCAAGAGCTACTGGTGCTGGTAGGGTAAAGTCTGGCGTGTTTTCTTTTTTGTCAAAAGCCAAAGACAGATACAATCGCATGGGCGTTAATATGGTTAGCGAAGCCGTAGGTCTTGTAGAAGCAACTGGTGATGTAACTTTCTCTGAGACCTTGCAAGATTGGTCTACAATGATGAGAGATGGCGTTAATCAGTACATGAGAGAGAATCCAGAAGAATTTCTCAATCCTGGTGGTGAAGGATTTTGGGACACTACGAAAGCATATATAGCTAATCCTGAATACATTCTTTTGGGTGCAATGGAACAGGCTCCAAACATAGCCTTGGCTTATGTAGGTGGCGTAGCCGGAAAAGCTATAGGAGGTGCTATTGGTGCTGGAACTACTGGTGTTGCAAGAGCAAAGTGGATAGGAGGCATTGAGGGCTTTGCTGTGCCGTCGTTTGGTAGAAGATATTCAGATATGCGTGGCGATGGAGTTAGTCCGCTGGTAGCTCTGCCAGAGGCGTTTATTGGCTCACAGGTCGAAGGTCTGATAGAAGAGTGGACATTAGGGAAAAAGATACAAATATTTAAGAATGCTGGACAAGCAGTTCAAAAGAGCATCGGAACTGTAGCGTCGAGAACTTTACTTGGTGGTGCAAAGGCTTACGGTAGAGGAATGTTTGAAGAGGGTTCTCAGCAGATTTCAGATAATTTCCTTGCAATTATTTTTAGAGATGTTGACATTGGATTACTCAACGACGTTGGTAATCAGGCGGCAACTGGTGGCATTCTGGAAATGGCAATGGCTGGAGGTTTCCATGTTGCTGGTACATATTCAAGACAAGTTGACAAGACAGAGAAGTTACAAAGACTTGCTACGCTCAAGGAAAAAATTAACGAAATACCATTAAACCAAACTCACAAAGACGAGATTAACACTGAAATTGACGCTATGATAGATAGTGTTGAGAAGCAGAGCGTTATTCTTGGCGAGGATAAGCTAACAGAGGCCACCACAGCCCCGCCAGTCGTCGAACAGGCAGAAAAGGGTATCAAAGTACCAACCGTAGCAAAAGAAGGGCTTACAGAGGGGAAGTTGGATTTAATACGGGAGGCCAAGAAATATAAGACATCTGATGAATTTGTAAAATCAAAAGGGGAAACCCTTTATCACGGTACAGATAAAGCATTTGAAGCTTTTGACAAGAGTAGCACGGGCATGTATTGGTTTACGGGTGATAAGCAATCTGCATCTAAGTATGGTAAAAATATAAAAGAAGTACTTGTTAGTTTAGATAATCCAATTGTAGAAACTATTGGATTCGACGAATCGTGGGATGGGGGATATTACGGTGTGGATAAAATTTGGCAGATAAGCGGATTAAAGCATCCGTTTTTAGCAAACAATATAGAAGATAATTCCTTTATTAGAAAAAACTATGGCTCTCAAAATGCAATTAAATTTTTCAAGGAAGGTCTTGGTACGTCCGCAAAACACTCTGATGCAATAGCCGATACTGCCTATCCATCAGAAACAGTATCTCAATATTTAGATAGAGTAAAATCGGACGATATTGTACAGCGTATATACGCCATTAGAGACCCGTCCAAAATCAAAACTAAAGCCCAACTCACAGATATTTGGAATAAGGCACAAGCCCAACCCACACAGGCAAAAGAAGGGCTTACAAAGGAGGTAAGGGAAGCACCAAAGGATATAATTGAGGAAATAGACCGCACTCCGAGATTTGGCATGTCTGAAACCACTGATGGTAAATGGAAAGTAATTGATTACGAAACGCCAAAAGAGGTCGGTGATACAGGCGGTGCAAGATATGTAGCTAATCAGATGAATCAATATAATTCTGGTTCATTACAAGTCGAATCCGAAAGAGTTGCACCACTGCCAAAAAGCGATAAAGTTACCTTGACCGTAAGGCAATTACTAAATAACGCAATGAAGGGTATGTCAACGGCAGCGCAGACTGCATATATACAAGGCGCAAAAGACACAATAAAAGGAACGGCTAACCTTGGTAAGTACGCTAACGAACTTTTAGGCAAACTTGATATAACGGCTGGTCAGAGAAAGACGCTTATCAACGCTGTTTCAAAGCCAAGAACGTCAGGTCAACAAATTACTGCAATGGCAACCATTAAAAGACTTGCTGATATAGCAGAACACGCTAAGGCGGTTAAGGACTTAAAGAAAATCGTCACATGGATTAACAGACACATTGGCAAATCAAGAACCGAAGGTGGCATTGCTCCTGATTACATTGAGAAAATCAAAGCCGTAACAGATACGTTCCTATTAAAGAAGATTTCTCCCAAACAGAGAAGTAAGGTAAAGAGCTTGGTTAGTTATCTTGATGGTTTGAAGTCAGAAGAATCAGCTACTTTTAGTGAGGCTTATGCCGAAAGTAGAATACCAAAAGAACTACTTGCCAAAGTAGAACAGTTAGAGCTAAAGACAAC